CAAGGTCTGTCGCCTCGATGTGGATGACGTTCGATACATGCTTCTTGCCGATACGCTCAATGCGCCCGTTTGCCTGAACATATTGTTCGTTGCTAGTTATCGGGCCATACCAGACAATGGTAGATGCACTTGTTAGCGTTAAGCCGTGCGCCATTGTTGCGGGGTGAGCAACTAGCACATGTGGATTTTTAGCATGTTGAAAGTCATGGAAAATTTGGTTGCGCTTTGATGCAGATACTTCACCATTCACAACTGCTACTGTCCAATGCTTGCTAAGTTCTTTCTCCAACATATGCAAAGTACCCGTCAGTGGTACGAATACAATTACCTTCTCTCCTGCTTCTTCAATTACCTCCTTTACTAAATTAACACGTGGGGTACAGTCCAACTCAATGTTCTGTCCATCGTCACCATAGGCTACACCACAGGCTATCTGAACTAACTTCTGAATCTTGACTGCTTCATTAACTGCCGTAATAGTTCCATCGGTAGTCATCTCAGTTACGAAATGCCGTAGCATTTGCGAATAATGTTTCTTCTGTTCGGGTGTTAACTCCACCTGTCTTGTCTGCACAACTGTATCAGGCAAATCGAAACACTCATCACGGGTATACCTTACCGCAGGTTGTAGGATGTGCTTAACTATATCTACTGATTCGGGGCGAGGTACAAACTTCCATTGCCCAATCTTCATCATGACCTGTTCACGGAAAGCAGTATATGTTTTTGTACAGTATGGACTGTTAACTAATTTAGCCAGTGCCCATGCATCTGTTGGGTCGTTGGGTGTAGGTGTCCCAGTCATCAACCACAAACGTGTTGCTGAATTAGCTTCCAACCATTTGCGGAATACCTTGAACCTTTGTGTTGATGGATTGCGTAGCACCGCCGCCTCATCAATGATTACCAAATCAAATAGACCAATGGCTTCGTTTGAAATAATGTTAAAGCCATCATGGTTAATGATGTAGAAGTCAACCTCTTTCTTGAGAAGTTGTTTGCGTTTGTCTGCCGTACCATGAAGGACAGTGAACTTACGATGTGGGAATCCTGTAAAGATTGCGTCACCCCATACCCGTTCCAATGTGGATAGCGGGGACATGATGAGAACCTTTTTAACCTGCTTGGTTTTAATCAAATAGTCAGCCGCCCATAGAGCAGACTGCGTTTTACCAGTACCGATTTCATTCAACACCAACCCGCGTTGATTGAGCGTCAAGAACGCAGCAGTATCTTTCTGATGGCTATACGGGATATGCTGTCCGGGCCAGTTGTAATAATGCAAGATAGGAGAGGGCGCATCAATACCCAAGTTGCGCAGTACACGTACTTCATCAAGGCTATGCGGGGTAAGGACAAGCGGTATCCCCCGTACCATTACAGTCTTTGCAGTCGGGATACTGTCGAGTACCCGATTGGGATTGTTTAATTTAAGGGCAAGGGTCTTAGCCCTTTCAACTACTAGCATGTTGTCACCTGTCAAGTTTCTCTTGTATAACTACACTCAGTTGGTCAATAGTTTCTTGGTCAAACACGACCATCCACCAACCACCTGCCTTCTGTATCTTTGCACCACACTGCATCTGCAACGCAGTAGGCTTCTTTGTCCTATCTGCTTTCACCTCAATGCCAAGGAACTGCCCCCTGACTATGGCTATGATGTCGGGTATTCCTGCCATCCCAAACCCATTGTTTGCAGGGAAGAAATACCAAATACCTTTTGCCTTTAACACCTCGACAACCTTACGTTTTACCTTACCTTCGGGTGTCATAGCACTCATCTTACGCCCCTTTACACACTTGTCAAGTTTTATTTTATTAGGTTAAACCCTAGCACTATCACAGTCATGTCGGGCAGGGCAAAACCTGCACAATCCTGATGGTCTAGCAGGCCAGTTGTCGTGCTCAAAACTTGTATGAATCCGTTGGATACGCTTCATAATGTCTGCCCATAGCGTGTTGGTTTCCCCCCTGTGGTAGGTCTCTGTGTCCATCTCCATTGTCTTGAGCCACACTAGGGAAGTGCGTACCGATTGCACGTCAGGGAAATGCTTAAACACTTGGGCGGCGAACAGTTGCATTTGGAATTGGTCAGCGTTTCGTTTACCAGTTTTCCAATCCATTACATTCGCAATGTCTTTATTGATTACAAGGATGTCAAGTTTAGAACGTAGCCATGCGTCAGCATCGTACCAACCTGTTGGGGTAAGGTTTTCGTTGAGTACAAGTTCTTTCTCGATGTGTAGTTCACCCCCCTTAGAGATGCGCTCGACCGATGCGCACAGGGGTTCGTAGTGCGCAATCTCTTGGGGCAGTAGGGCAGAGGACTTAAGCCTATGCTCAAGGTATTCATGGATTCTTTCGCCATACTTACTGGCATCACCACCTGCGTCAACAACATCTTTGACAATGCGTTGCCGAAAGTAGCGATACGGACAGTTCTCGTATAGCTTGATTGCCGAATAGGAGTGGCTTAAGTGCATAAATTGTAGCCCCTCGGGGTGTCCTTGGGGTTCTCTGTTTGATGGAAAGTACAGTGTACATCACTCATGCATACGGCGCAAGATGTCGTACTTTAATATTTCCAACTGGGCAATTACTTCGGTTACGTTGTCTATCTTGGTGGAGTAGCGCATGTATTTGTCGTCTGCCTTAAGCATGATAAGAACATCAGTCGCACCCCCCTCCTCGACACGTGCCATCGCTGATTCCAACATGGCAACAACTTCCTGCTTGCGGGTATTTCCTACTATTTCAGTCAAGTTTGTGATGCTCATTATGTATCTCCATAGTTAGTTGCGTAGCCTGCTTCGCAAGCCACAGGTAAATCGGTACACCAGCTAGGTGCAGTGGACATAATCGTGACAAGATGTTGCTCTGCCTCTGACGCCCTGTCCTCCGGGGCCGTGATGATAATCTCATCATGTACTTGGAAAGCCACGTGGTAGTGTTGCCCAATGGCAGTCATCTGTTCTGATACAACAATCCTAGCCATCGCTTGAATGAGGTTCTCTGTGACCTTACCCCCATAGATTTTTGTCCATGAGATGTCGTCTGTCTGCCCAGTCATCACTCTGTCTTTGATTGCCTTACGATATGTTCGTGCGTCACCGATGTACTCGTAGTTCGTTCCGTTGATGCGGAGTGCGGGGTAGCGTATATACAATCCGTTAGGCAGCCTTATGCCCTGCTCGTCATACTCCAACATCTTGGCAATAGAACCTGTCTGTCTTGCTACGATACCACCCAGTGCGCTTCCACACTTCTGCCACAAGGAAACAATCTTGTGATTCTTTTGCCGATACAAACGCACAATCCTGTCGGCTTGGTCTAGGCTAATCTTCACACTAATATCACCTTGTCCAATCTCTAGGGTGCGTCTGAACTTCTCAGCCCCCATGCCGTAGCCAAGTCCCAAGATACAAGTCTTACCAACAAAGCGTTCTATCTTGTCAGCCTTGGTTATGGCTCGCCCATAAACTTCCGATGCGAACTCACTATATACATCACGACCTTGTGCGAACGCACTAACTAAATCGTGTTGCTCTGCTACCCAAGCTACCATGCGAGCTTCAATCTGTGATGAATCACATGCCACAAGAACTTGTCCGTTAGGTGCTTTCAATGCACGGCGGATTGTGTTGTTCCCACGAGCAGGCAAGTTTTGTAAGTTCAGCTTGTCACCCCCTGAGAACCTGCCTGTGTGCGCACCATAATAGTTGAGCATGATTGGCAGGCGACCTCGCTCGGACACCCCAATCAAATTCTCGGTGCGAGTTTCTTCTAGTGTGGACTTCACGCCGAGCCTCGCAGCGACCGCGACCTGAACCTTCTCATTAGGATGCTCGAGAAGTTCGATGAACTCTTTGTCGGTCTTTCCGAACGCAAGCGTTTCCTTGCCTGTGCGAGGACTTATCTTTTTCGGTGGCTCGACCCCGAGGTTGGTGAGGTACTTCGCAAAGATTTGATTACTCATCAACGTCTTGGTGATTGCTTCGTCACTGATACCAGTGAGTCCCATGTCGGTGATAAGGTCACGCTTCTTTGCTTTGACTTCCTCAAGATGTTGTTGTAAAAGTTCTTTGTCAAGTTCAATCGTAGGCTCGGTGTACATGCGTAGCGTTTGGTCAATGACCATCAACTCACTGGTAGGAAATCCTTTGCACAATTTCTTGAACAACTGGTAAGTTAACTCCACATCGTTCTTGCAGTACTCCCCGTACTGGGCAAGTTCTGCGGGGGTGAAGTCAGATTTCCTTTTCCCTAGCGCATTGAGAACGTCATCACCTTTAGCCCCCAACTTATAGTAAGTAGCCAAAGCTTTGAGCGAACCCCCCACAGTCATCTGATGGGTTGGTCTTGCCATAGATAAAGTATCAAGCCACAACTTCGGCTTGATTCCATAGTGCCACGATAAGATTGCCCCATCAAAGGCGGTGTTGTGACAAAGGATTGCTTTGTCTTTATAGTCCAACGACTTCAAGAACTTGGCAGGGTCACTGCCTGAGTACCAGTCGGTAGGGTAGTTGTTAACCTTGATGCCTACCCCGATGACCTCAAACAAATCGCTACGAACATATTGTTCGGTGGTCATCTTTGACAAGGAGAAGTCCTTGTCGTAGTAGGTTTCAAAGTCAATGGTCACAATGTCCATAATTATTTTCTTCTTTCTAGCCATATGAGTGCGTACACAAACATGGCAAAAACTAAAACAAAAGAACCGATGACTATGACTGCGAACTTAATCCCAAACCATAGTGCATCAGCCATTACAAGAGCGAACATCAGAAGGAAGTCACTCATCACCTCTTACCTCAACAAGTTTGTCGATGTAGTGCCGTGCTTTCTTGATGTCGGCAATGCCACCTTTAACATCACAACGTGCAAGATATTTGATAGCGTTACCACGTAGGAATCCTGCGAACTGCTCAGGTGTCATCCATGCTTCCATTGCTACCCAAGGTTGTACGTTCATATTTTTGTAGTGACTTCCACCAACTTGTTGTTGGTCGGCTTTGCCACTTGCTACGGGGTGTGCCTTGTCTAGCATAGAACCACTAAGCACACGCTTGCGTACCGCATAGATAAGGGGTAGCGCACACTTGAACTTCGTGGCAACTTCTTTGGGTACGGCACTTGGGTTTGCCAAGAGATACTCTGCGACCTTC